GCCGCAACCGTTGGCGTTCCAACAATATTGTGCATCAACAAACTTGCTTCTACATCATCATAAGCGCCCCCAATAGAAAGTTGTTTAACTTTGTTTAATGAATTATTTTCACATTGCAAAGGTGATGCAAAGAGCCACGAATTTTGAATATTGAAATTTTGTAAAGACGCTCTACCTCCACTTGGACTTGTAGAAATTGCACCCGAACCCGCCCCAAACACAAATAATTTTGCCGCTTGTGGTATTACTAAATTACCATTTCCTAATACTTGAAAAATATCAATGCTATTAGCACTATTCCCAACTCTAAAAGCTAAATCAGTACTTAATGCGCCTTGCGCTCTTACATCTAATCTTGTTGATGTATCGGGCGTTGCACCTATTCCTAATCTTTTATTAGTGTTATCCCAAAATAAATTAGAATCTTCTTGTAATACATTTCCCGTTCCTTCAAATAAAACCCTTCCAACTGTTCCCGAAGCAATAGCAGTAGTACCTACGGTTAAACCGCTTGAAATTGCTCTATTTTTCCAAAGTGAAGTAGCACTATCATATTGAAGAACATCATTATTTGCAACTGAAGCAATAGCTACATCGTGTATTTCATATAGTTCAAATCCGTTTTGTATTTGATAAAGAATTTCACCTGTTGTAGGAGAAGCATTTATTACTTTACCTATATAAACTAAATGGCTTGGCGCTAATGGTTTCACATTAGTTACATAACCTGCAGTTGTAGGATCTAAATACAAGGTATCTCCATCAGCTAATGTAACCGAAGTGAAAGGATTTGTTGCGCTTGAGCGTGTGTCTAAGTTAGTTAAGATTCCCGAACTTTGAACATTTCCATTTGAATTGTTTGGAATGTTAGCCGTAACTACTCCTAATGTTCTTGCAGATGTAGCCTCTGAATTTGCTAATGATTTACTAATAAGTAATTTATTACCTGCAGCAGATGAAATATAAACAATAGTTCCTTTGTATATTGTCGCTCCCGATTGATTTCGTACAGGAACAGTTGTTTTAGAAACCGCACCTATAACTTCATCACCTGTAACATATCGTGTAACAAACCCTCCTAAGCCTTCATCAACCGCAGTGGGTATTCTATCAGTAGTCTGAAGATTTGCACCGTTAGCAGTTAACTCACTAATTTTTATTTCCGCCATTGTTTATCTTTTTTAAGAAGGTTTTTAATTTCTTAATATTTTCTTCTTTTGGTTTGTAGTTTTTCTTCATATAATTAAATATACCAACCTGTATAATTGTTCATTGAATCGGGATACATATTCCCATTTTGATTATTGTAATATTCGGGAAATAAGTTATTATTAAAACTAATATAGTTTATAAAACGCTCCGTATAATGTTGTGCAATTTGTCTTTCCTTTTCAATTAAAAAATCTACTTCGTTTTTTTGTACATTTTCGCTATTCTCAGACGAATGCTTATAAACTCCTTTGTTTGCAATCGTGTAAGCTGCAAATGGTAAGTATTCAACCATTGCCCAATGTATTAACATTGGCTTTAAATAGACCTCAGTAAGTGATAAATAGTTACCTGCTAAAGTATCGTCTAATATATCCGCTTTAATCTTGTTAATTAGGTTCGTTCCTGTATAATTTTGTATGTGAATGTCTTGAGCTATCTTGACAAATTGTATAAACTTATCCGTATCAACGTTTCCGTTCATAGCCGTAAACTTTACAATATCATTTCGTGTTACTAAAAGTGCTTCTGCCATTAGTTAAATCTTTTATTAGTTGGTAAAAAGCCTTCGTTCGGCATATCAATTGGGCGCATTGAAACTTGTTGTGGGTTTCTTATTCTATAACCTGCCTTTTCTGCTTTATTTGTGCTTACTGTTTTTGCGTTAGGACTCAATGGATCAATTCCCATTCCCTTGTCAAATGCTACGAATGTTTGTCTCATCCATTTATGATGACAAGCACCACCGCCTTTATATAACCAAATAGAATAAGTATCAGCTCCTTCAGGACCCCAACCTTTGTTTACTGCAGAACTACCCATACGAAGAATATCTTCTTTGCGATAAACTTTATTTGCAGTCACCATTGACTTACAAAATTCACGAGTATTTTCACTTATTCCTCCGTTGTATCTATATCGTGTAATAAATCTAATATCATTAATTACATCGTCTTGTTTAGATGAAGCTCGTGGATTTGCAACGCCTGTACTTACAAAATTATAAACCTTAGATAAAAGACTTTGTTTAGGATTGTTTGCTTTTTCTATTTCAGCGTCTATTGCGTCTTCTTGGTCGTAATCAACTTCAAATTCATCTATTAGAACCCAATCTTCTTGTATATCTTCTCCTAAGTCTATAAGTTCGTTTGTTTGTGAACTTAATTCAGTTCCTGTTTCTTCAGCAACTTGCTCAGTAGTTTGCGTATTTTCTAAATCAGTAAATTCTAAAGGTTGTAATGTTCTAAAGAATAGTTTTAAAGCAATTCCGTTGTAAGCAAGTATCTTATCAAAGGCTTCGCATATTTCTTCTTGCATTGGTCGTATAACCATATTATCAAAAAGAATACTTGAGTTCATTAATTCATCTGCATTTGAACTAAAACCTGTTGAAGTAGCCAAACCAAACAACAAAGGAGAAGTTACATTGTGTCCAAACATTATTTTCTTAGTACATTCTTCACTTAAATATGTGTAGTGTTCAGGTGCATCATTTAAAGGAATATCAGTTACATCCGTTTTAGATTCTGCATTATTATTAAACGCTACAATAACTTTTTGCCCTCTTGAACCTGTTAGTTTGTTTAGAACTTTTCTTGAGATAATCTCTTGTTGTTCTTCTGAAGGAACTCCGTTATTAAAGTTAACTATTTTAGTTCCGCTAAATCCGTTTTGAACTTCATTAATTAAATAATCTGCAACTTCTTCTTCAAGTAGTGCATAAGGCAAAGCTCCTTGATAATCGGGATAAGCGTAATACTTCATCCCAACTGCATACGGCTTAGAAAACAAAATTTCTATTTCGTCTTTTGATGTACCGAATGCAGCGTATCTTACAGGCTTAAATTTCTTTGTGTCTTCCCAATTATCAGAATAGTAATAACCTTCTATTTCTCCGTATTGATTGCACTTTTCTGCTCTAATTAAATTAACAGGAATGTGAAAAGCCTTAAGTATGTTTTTTCTATCTTTTGAATAATGCACTTGTATTGCAAATTGACCTAACATCTTTCGGTCTATAATCATTTTACGAATACAATCTTTGTTAAATAAAGCCATCATTTGAGCGTACTCATTAGGCTTTTTAGAAGCGTCTAACGCACTTAAGCCTTTTCCATAGACTAATCTGCTTATATTGTTTATTATGGCGTTATTTGTTGTAGAGTTAGTATAACGGTCTATCAAAAACTGAAAGTAGTTATTATCTTCTCCAAACTCTACCCATTCGTCTCTTTTAGATTCTTGAATCGTAGGTGTTGTGTAAGCACTTAAATTATGTATGTGAATATTACTCATAAACTATAAATTCATTTGTTGTAGCGTTGCTTGTATATTGTCCGTTGTTTACGCTGAATGTTACTATTGGTTGGTCAGTACAAAATACTTTATCCCTGTATATTATTTCGATATCATTAAAACAAGTTAATGTATAAAAATGGTTTTCTATTAAGGTAAAGATTGCTTCTATAATTGTATAATAGGATCCTTCAGTAGTGGTAAAACTTAAAGCGCTTTCAATATTTGTTTGTTCGTCTTTTAATACTATATCAGTAATTGTTCCACCTCTTGTAATTAAAGGGAAAGTTTGTTCTAATACATTTTCAGTTGTTAAAATAATCATCTTATATATTAAATTAACTTTTTCTTAATTTGTTTCAAAAAAAAAGGGCAGCCAAATAGCCACCCTAATTTTAACCTATTAAAAAGATATTAGTCAATAGTAACAGTTGCACCATCTAACAAAGTGATAAGTTCACCTTCAGTAGCACAATCCAAGAAATTTGCAGGGCTCATTTCTGCTCCCATAAATGTCAATCCGTAACCATTAAAATCACCCATTGCAGAACCTGTAGATACAGTACCTGCAGAAACATCCATACCGAATTGTAAACCTGCAAGGAAGAATTGATTTCCTCTTGTTCTTACAATAATGTTTGGTCTTCCGTAAGCTAACATTTTAATGTTCTTGTGAGTTAATGGATCCTGTCTTTTAAATTGAACTGTTAAAGTTTGTTCAAAGAAAGTTGTTCCGTTTTCTCTTGAAGAATTTATTGCAGTTTCAAAAGAGTTGTTTCCTTTTAATTCGTATTTGAATACTTCAGTAACCCCGTTGATTGCAGTAATTTGGTCTTCGTAACCCGCAACTACTGAATAAACGATGTCACCACCACCAATTGAAGAATCGGGATTGTATGCACCAAAATTGATAAAATAGATTGAGTCAAGACCTGAAATTGAATCTTTGCATTGCTCTAATCTTCCGTTTGCTATATCGCAGCTCATAATATGTGTTTTAAATTGTTTGTAAAATAAAAAAGGGAAGGCACTTTACCTCCCCTTCTCTTAATTTTTATTAGTTATTAGTTAGAAGCGTTAACGATTCCGTAAGATACTAAATCTTCAGCAAATCCGTATTTAGCGTCAGCAGTAAATCGCATAACAACTCTTACATTTTCGCTTCCGTCAAGGTCAGCCATATCCAAAACTTTAACTTGGTTCATATCATTCAATAAACCTGTTCCAAAATAAAGATTAGAAGTTGGTGTTAACAAAGCAGTATTAGCAGCTAATCCGTTAGCTAAGAATACACGAACTCCGTCAAAGAAAAGGTCACCAAGAACTTGGTTTGTTCCTTTGTTGTCATAACCATTTGCACCTACACCTGCAGCAGCAAAACCGCCTAATGCACGAACATAAGCACGATAAATATTATTAGAAACATAAAGAGTCAAATCTTCTTTTCCGTACAATGTAGCAGGTAAAGCATCAACGATTTTTCCTAATTCAACAACTACATTTGCAGCAGTTACAGTAGTACCTGCAACTTCTTGAGCAGATGGTTGAGCAGGCTCAGTTAATAATTGTGTCATAATACCTGCGAATTGACCTGCAG